CCTATCAAAATCATTTGCTCCGATAGGATTAGTTTTGCCTCTTGTTATAGTTGTCTTGTTTGGCGTTTATCACTATTTTAAGAAAGCAGATAAGATGACCATCGTTGCTATCACGGCTGTTGCTAGTATTATGGCAGTAGCTGTTGTCGAACCGCGCTTGAAAACTTCTTTAATGGATCTTGTCACAAAACTCCAAAGTAAGGCGAGTAGTGACCTCCAACCACAAAATGGTGACGCTCTTATTGAATCTGCCACATCTTTTCTTGTCTTATATTTGAGTTATTATATATCTGGTGAAGTTCCTGAAGGTTCACGTTTACGAGTGCTATTTACGAAGATACTACCAGATATGAAAAAGATGAAAGATGGGGTCAATTTTGCAGGCTCAGAAATTCTTACCCTAGTGCAAACTGGCGTTAATTATGTAAGAAGCGAGGTTCTTGGTTTACCTACTATGTCTTTCTTTAAGACGCATAAACCCGAGATTGATTCTTGGGTTGAATCTTGCTCTCGTCTTGAAACTATGTTTGCTAATGGTGGTCTTAAGATTACAATATCTAATAATGACACTGTACGCAATTTGCTTAATCGAGGTCGTGCCCTGCTTGCACAAAACCTTGATCGTAAAGAAGCTGTGCAAGTTAGAGATGTCTTACATATGTGGTTGCGTGTTCTTGAAAAGATTGCTAGTGAATTTGACCAGTCTGGTATTCGCGCCGCCACTATAAGACAGGAACCCACGTGCTTGATACTTGCTGGTGGACCCGGTGTTGGTAAGACGAGCCAAATAAAAGCATTAGAGCGTTGTATAGCTGCTCGTGTGCTCACTGATCATGAGTTAATTGATTATCAGAAGAATCCTGATGCCTATTCCTATGTGGAAAATCCATCTACTGGCTTTAAAGATGGGTATACCGGACAAAAGATTTGGTTGTGGGACGATGCTGGGCAAGAGACTGATGTTGCTGGTAATGTTGATAATTCTTATTTTCATTTTATGCAAGCCAAATCCATTTTTCCTTATAAATTGCATATGGCCTCATTGACGCAGAAGAGCAATACTTATTTTACATCTACGGCAATGTTGTTGACCACAAATTGCCAAGATTTCAAACCCAATTCCATAACAAACGCTGGTGCTCTTAAGCGGAGATTTGACATATCGGTTGTTTGTGTTCCCAAAGAAGAATATTGTAATCCAGCTACTCGCAATGGCAACCTCTGGGCAAGGCAGTTAGATGCTAGTATATTAAAAGGAGAGATGCTTAACTCGGAACATGGAGGTTTTCGCAGAGATATATATGAATATTTTGAATATGATTATTTCACTTTGCGTTTGACAGGTAGATCTTTTGATTTTGATAGTTTGGTTGAACACTTTGTATCCATTTATCGCAATTTTGAGCGTAAACATGCTCAATATGTTGCTGATTTGGATAGAATTCTGCAAGAACAGATAGCTTTGAGACCGATTTTGCCACAGGCAGGCCCAATCACTGACTCCGTACGATCTAGGATCATACGGCGAGCTGCAAATACTTATCTGAATAATACAATGGGGTTGCGAGGACGACTCCAAGGCGATATAAATAACCAACATGTTGGGAATGATGAGGGCGTTGAGGATATAAGATTTAGCACTGATCAACGTATGAGTGAGACGGAGCAGGATTTTGATTTTAATTCACTTGACCTTGAAGATTTGATATCATGGTCACTTAATCAAGAGCAATCATTTGTTGCTCTACCTGAGGTACCTCAAATATTGATCTTGCCCCCGTTTGGTTTCGACGAGGCACTTATTCATCGTTTCATTGATGCATACAATGCTTTGAGTGACGATGAGAGAGACGATGCTAATAACCATTATCTTGAAACTCTTCGTATTGGTATGCAAGCAGCTGAAAGATTTGATGCAGTTGTTGATTTTGTTAACCAAATTACGTGGAAAAACTTTGGGGTCTTACTTGTTAAGGGGATGGAGCGTGGTGTGGATGCTTTTAAATCTGTCGTCACTTTTATTGGTACTAAGCTTAGCTGTGTTGTTGAAAAGGGCCTAACCGTTAAAACTGATTTTGATTTCGTTGGGTTTTTGAAACAAGCACGAACAAAGATGGAGGAGGCTTGGCATTACGCCATAGAAGTTTATGAAGCATTTGAGAGGAAGTATCCCAACTTGGTACATGTTATGAAAATTTTGTCCATAGGTGCAGCTTTTCTTGGTCCTATTATGTATTTTTGGAATTCTTGTGGGACCATGGAACCCCAATATGGTCGTAACCAAAGAGGAAATAAAAAGGGTCGTAGATTGAACACACGCGCTAAGGCTAAGATGTCGACATTTGGACCTGATGAACTTGGTCCTCAAGCAGGAGTTGACAATGGTGTTGCTGCCTTTATTGAGAAGTGTTATTCGAATTCTACCTATTTCATGAATTATGCTAGTTACTTTGATGATGAGAATGGCATGGACTCATTGATTAAGCAGAACGGCGGAATTGACGCAGTCATGTCAGAATTTGGTACAATTCTTTTTGTTAAGGAGACAGTTGCCATAATGCCATATCATTTTATTGCTAAACTTAAACAAGATCTTATTAATGGTGTCACCACCATACATGATCGTATGCGACTTACTCGTTGCACAAATTTTGGCACTTATTATGAAGTGCCCTTGGATTGTTTCTTACGTGCCAAGCGTGTTACGTGCCATGAAGGGCGTGACATTGTAGCTGTGCAATTTCCCCATCAGGTTCTTCATCACCCAGATATAACAGATCGTTTCGTCTCAACTGATTACTTACAGAATCATAAGCATATGACTGGCATATTACCTGTTTGGAGGCGAGGTAAGATGTGGTGTTTGTCCTCTCATATTAAGTCAATTGATAATGCCAAAATACGAGTGGATGGTGTGTTGGAAGAATGGCGCGCTCTTTATGAGTATTATCTTAATACGAGACAAGGTG